AATGAATACAAACTAAAACACAATCTAACTACACAAGCCGAACTATTAGCAGAAGAAAATAAAGATTTAAGTATTGAAGATGCCAGAAGGATTATTCAAGAAAACAAATCAATCAATGAAGCAGAGGTAATCGATGAGAGTGATACAAGAAGTCAAGGTTAATTTTAATTTCCATAAAGTAACTGGAGCAGCTTTCGACAACAATATTCTCGCTTCTTTAGAGAAGATGGCAATGTTTGCTTGGAGTAAAGTCAAAAAAACCTTTCGTCATCAAAAAGATATTACTGGAAAAAAATATGCTCGTTCTACATCTGGGTATTTAAATATGAAGCACAACTTCAAAAAAAGTAAAATACAATCTAATAAGATTATGACTCATAATGGTACACTGGAAAAAAGCATAGAACACGATATTGATAGAAAAAATTTACAGTCATTTGTTGGCACTGACCTTGTTCAATACGAACAACATTTAGAAGATAATATATCTGGTATTGTAAGAGATAAGGGAGTATACAAAGGATATATGGGAGATTTCGCACCAATACCACAAAGAAAATGGTTTTTTACCTCTGATGAAGAAGCATTTGAAGAGATGGAAAAAAAGATTGACAAAGAAGTAGATGCATTTTTTGATGAATTTGTAAGGAATCTTTCAACGAGTATGCGTAAACTATAATATGGACGATTTAATAAAAGAGATATACAAGATGGTAGTTGAACTACGAAAAATCTCTGAAGCCAATAATGATCTACTTGGTTTTATCTGCTCTAAAGTAGCACCCAATAAAAAAATCTATCAGGAAGATATTAGCGTTGATGATATGATGTCTATTTCTATGGAAATGTCAGAAATGTTTGAAAAATATGATGTTATGCCTGACGAGTATGGTCTTGCTTAGCTTCTAACTCTGCTAACTTCTCTAACCACTTACGCCTTTCACTATTTGTCGGACGCCTTGATGGCAATGGATCTAACCCTACTTTCTTAGCTCGTTGCAATAAAGCGTATCTACTTGCTCTATCCTCTCGGCGTTTCTGTCTATAAGGTTTCTTTCCTTTCTTAATTTGATCTACTGCTTTCTTTTCTTTTATATCTCGTTTCTTCGGTTTGTCGTTTACAGGATTTCTTTCTGGAAGCGTATCCAGTATTTCGGTAACCTCTTCGCTTTCGGCGTCTATAATCTCATCAGCGTCTATTTGTTCAGCTTTTAAGAACTTCTCAAATGGACTATCTACAGTTACATTGATATTTCTAACCAGTTTTCCTGAATGTTCTAATACCAGACGCCCTGCCTGGACATTCCCTTCAACAGCTTCACGAATCATACTATTTAATACCATAGGTAGCTTCGCATTGAAAGAAATCATATACTTTTTATAATACATTTCCACAAACCTATCATCAGCAAACCAGCTATGAATGGTGCGTGGACTTACTTTTAATTGCTCGGCTATTTGTTTTTTGTTTAGCTCTGGATTATTAATTAATAAATCAATAGCAGCCATTTGATTGGCTTTCTTTAGTTCGATATTGCTCACTTACCTTGTCCTCTGTATTTCTTTTTATAATACTTTTTAGAACCTTTTGTCCCATACTTGGTATTCGTGCTTTTACCTTGTCGAGTTTTTTTAGCACCATTTCGCTTTATAGTGCGATCTTTAAATAATGACTTTCTCATTTCTTGTAGACTTTTTCTGCTCCTGCGATACCAAATGAACCAAGTGTAACCCAGACGAACGAGTTATAGATGTAATCGTTGACCATTAGCTCTATTCCAATAATACCCATCGCTAAATCCACGATGCCGAACACACACATTAGGGCGAAAGACAAGAAGCCAATAATATTCTTTTCGTTGTATTCGTTTTTATCTTTAAATAAATCCCACATTACTTCTTATCCTTTTTCTTTTTTCCAAAAATCTTATCCCAACGCTTTTCGTATTCTTTTTTAGATATACTCAAAGGTCGTGGCACATCGCCTTTCCCTGCTCCGTTGGCTTTGTTATATATACTTTTTTCTTTCACTTACTGTGTCTTTTAACCAATGGTACATTCATCGTTAATGAAGAACCTTTGTGTTTTTTATATCCACCTTTTGGATTCTTCATCAATTTAAACTTACCCTTTTTTTTCATAAAGTGATATCCTCTTGGTGCTTTCACTTTCATTTCTTCTTACCCTTTTTCTTCTTCTTCTTTTTCTTTTTTGTTCCATAATGATACGGCATAGCTACTTCCTTTTTTTCTTATCTTTTGGACACGACTTTATATACTTTATACTGTTTTGTATCTTTAATCCTGTGTGTAACCCACAATAAGTTGACTCCCCTTCTTTAGCAGCAAAGGGACATCTCTTGTTGATTAAAGAACAGTGGTCAAACATACTAATCGATGTCTAATTCTTTATATAATTTGCGATCTGGCATTGAACCTGCACCATTTATGACCAATAATGGCTTAGAAGGTATCCTTTTGACTAAGAATTGCTCATCTTCGCACAAACACTCCTCGAGAGGATCATCGGTCATTTTCTGCTCGACCTCGAACACCTTATCGCATTCCAAACATTTATAATCGTATTTCGGCATACACACAATTTAAGGAATAATAGTAGAGAAATACCAATAAAAACCCTCAAAAGTTTGGATTGAGAATCTAATAGAAACACGACAAAAAACTGAACCTCTTAAATTCCTGTAAGTTCAATAATATCGTCGTTTATACGATATTTTTTAAATCTTGATTCTTATATATAGAGTATTAAATTATTACTATTTAGTTAGTCATTAACTGAAATTTTGCAAGGAATGCTATAGGACTTACATTATAGAACCTCATACCTCCTAACCCCTCATATTGTTAGACTTATAAGGATTTAAAATACATTGGTTGTTTCTATAAAACTTGGGGTGGGTTATGCTATGTAATCAGGATAAAACACCCATAAAAAAATATTACAGAAGATGTAAAAAAAACTAACACCTATTAAAAAAAAAGTTGTAAATTAGTTCTATGCCGAAGGCTAAACAAACAAAAGGAGAAATAATGGAAAACTACATTACTTACACTGATGAAAACGGAAACGAATACACATCAAAAGAAAAGAAAAACGAGTTGAAAAAAATAGAGCTTACCAGGTATGAAATGGAAACTTTACAAAAAGCTAAGGACATACTGGCGAAAGTTTCACCGACCGAAACATTCTATGTTGAATGCTGGAACGAGCTGAACTTTATAAGGTTAAATCCATGTGGAGATAGTAACGCAAGAGGATTGACTTTTAACTTTCAAACCACAGACATTGACGGCAAACTTTATGCCAAAGAAATGTACAGCAGAGAAGAACGCAGAAAAAGATCAACTAACCAACAGGGGAAATAATGAGAGAATCAAAAAGAATGTGTTACTATGTAACCGAGTTTCAAAGCAAAGAAAGCCACGCAGAAAACGGAGTTCATGCAACTGGTTTTGTTCCTTCAATCGTAGTAGAGAATGAAGCTGGACACAGCTATGCAAGTTACCCAACGAAGAACGACCCAATCAGATTGCCGTACTTTTGGAGCAAAGGATTTTCCCAAGAGGCATACGAAAACGCCGTAAAAATCTGCGAGGAAAAAAACAAGTCATTAGGACTGACAAAGAAAGATGTTGATTTAATCGTTCTGTCCTCAATGATGAAGGAATTTAACGAAAGTAAAAAATCCTAACTGATGAGGCGAAAGCCAGAAACAGGGGAGCTAAAATGTTCCCCTGTCTTAGGTTTAACAAACAAGGAGAAAAAATGAAACCAACAAAAGTAATTAGAATAGCATTAAATGAACATTTGATAAAAGCAGAAAACCAAAACTTCCGTTTTGAGGTTTTAGCGTGGAGTGCTTTTGACAATGAAGTATGTTCAAAAGTTACAAACGGCGAAGGGTTGAAAGGGTTTTTTACAACTTATGTAGAAAGTCAAAACCCCTTGAAAGTAAAACATAGATTGGAGTTAGCATGAACAATAAAAAAACAAACGAAAAACGACTTGAAAATATTTATCTCGGTTTTTGGGATTTAGTAGCAAAAGAATTTCCAGAAATTAAAACTGGAGATTATGAACCATTACAGGTTTTGGAATTTGAAACACAAATTAAAAAACATGTAAAACAATGGATAAATGAAAACGACACAGAAGGGAGCTACCTTGACATTTAATACATTAGTTTTAATTGGGTTTGTTTTGTTTTTATGGGAAAGAATAAAAGCAGAATTGAGAGATCTTGAAGTATGAGATCTCCTACTTTTGAAATGTTAGATCATAAATTTTGGGAGATCTCTAGTTGATCAACTTGATAACTTTTAGATCATAACTTGAAGATCTCGTGCGGATCAACTTGAAGATCTCGTGTGGTAAAATAAAAAAAATACAAGATCTTATTTTTATATTTTTATATTTAGAGTTTTATATTATTAGTTACAGAGAATTTTATATTTTTATATTTAGAGTTTTATATTAACAAACACGGAGTAGAAATGAAAACAGATAAAATAAATACATTAGCAAAATATTTAAATATGAATGCTGATAAAATCAAAACAGATAAAAGCGATAGCTTTTATATTAATACTGGCGATCTATCAGACCATGAATATTTTGTTTTAACTGATAAGGAAGCAGATCAAAAAGCAGAAGAATATATAAAAGAAAGCGTTTGGGCTTTTGTTCCTTCTTTTATATCGTCGCAAACTGGAATTAGTGAAGATATTATTAAAACACTACAAAAGGAACATTGTGAAAATATTAATGACATGCTAATTGCAAGTGTCAAAGATATTAAAAAGTTCGTTAATGATGCGATCGCATCAGACGGGAGAGGGCATTTTATCAGCGTTTATGATGGACACGAACAAGAGGAGGGCGAATTTTATATATATAGAATGAATTAAAAATAAAAAAGGGGAGAACATAAGATCTCCCCTTTTCCATAACAAACAAGGTTTCTATAATGAACATAGAAAGGAAAATTAATTTA